CTTTTCCGCATTTGTGTGCGCACGCAAATAAACCCAAGACGGCCGTCACCCTGCGTGACCCGTGACCCAGAGTGAGGGGTGACTCGGAGTGGCTTTCCCGGCGACGTTGACCCTGGTCACGGTCGGTATTCAGTGCGACTTCCCGCCCTCCGGCGCGGCTACCGGCTGGTTCGACTTCACCGCGGTCCGGCCGCTGCTCGGCGCCAGCGACAACGCGATCGTCCCGCCGTTCACACTGCGAGCCACCCTCGCGGCTGACGGCTCGGCCACGATCCAGCTGCCGGCCACCAACGACCCACAGTGGTCGCCGACCGGATGGGCGTACGCGGTCGAGGGCCGTGTCGGCGGGGCCACGATCACCGGCACCCTGCAGCTCGACTACCAGACCGCCAGCGTGCAGCTCGCCGACCTGCTCCAAGTCGACGGTGCCGTGGTGGCCGGCACCTCGTACATTCTCACGTCACAGCGCTCGGTAGCGTCCGGCGTGGCCGGCCTCGACGCCGACGGCGACGTCATCGACGCGGCCGGCAACAAGGTCGGCGAGGCCGCGGGCGGCGGCATCTCCGAGACGATCGTCAACGCCAAGGGCGACCTGATCGCCGCGACCGGCGATAACGCCGTGACGCGCCTGGCGGTCGGCACGAACGGCCAGTACCTGACGGCCGCCAGCGGGCAGACCACCGGCCTGCAGTGGGACACGCTCACCGCCTCCGACGTCTCCGACAGCACGTCGACAGGCCGGTCCGTACTCACGGCCACCGACGCGGCCACAGCCCGGACCGCGATCGGCGCCGGCACGTCGAGCCTGGCTCTCGGCACCACCGGCTCAACCGCGGCGGCCGGCAACGACTCCCGGCTCAGCGACGCCCGCACTCCGACCGCGCACGCCTCGTCGCATGCCGATGGCGGGCCGGACGAGATCTCCATCGACGGCTCTCAGGTCGCCTCCGGAACGGTGGCGATCGCCCGCATCCCGACCGGCACGTCCGGCTCGACCGTGGCCCTCGGCGACGCCCCGGCCGGCGCCGTCACCACACACGTCGGCCTAGGGGACCCGCACACGCAGTACGCGCTGGAAGCGAACCTCGGCGGCGCCGCAGTCCTCAACGTCGGCACCTCTACCGGCACCGTGGCCGCCGGAGACGACAGCCGTATCACCGGCGCCCAGCAGCGATCCACCCTCACCACCAAAGGCGACTTGTACGCGGCGACCGCCTCGGCGACCGTGGCCCGCGTCGGCGTCGGCTCCAACGGCCAGGTCCTCACCGCCGACAGCGGCGAGACCGCCGGCGTGAAGTGGGCAACCCCATCCGGAGGCGGCGGGTCGATCGCCGTAGCGCACGGCTACGTCACCTCCGGGGACGTCACCCCACAGACGACCGCATCGTTCGCCGCACTGACGGGCGGGCCGACGTTCGCGATCGCCGCCGTCGTGGGTGACACCGTCGAGCTGGACCTGTCGTCACTCAGGCAAACCGGCGGCAGCTCGTTCTGGGACCTGTGCGTGCTGGTCTCCGGATCGCCGGTCCGCTATGCGTCATCGGGAACCGGTACGCCCTCGATCGAGGGCGACCCGTCGACATACCCGGACACTGCCTCGTTCCGTCCGCAGCACGGTCTTGGCATGGTGGTCGTGTGCGAGTCCGGCGACCTGTCCGGCGGCAACATCACCTTCGGAGTGGCCGTCCTTGCCCCATCGGGCACCGGAAAGCTCTTCGCCAGCACGAACTACCCGCTCCGCTACCGGATCGCCAACTACGGCCAATGAGCGTCCGCGACGCCCTCGAGGCGGACCTCGACGCCATGCCCGCCCGCGTCCAGAACAGCACCCTCGCCGCAGTCGCCCGCGAACTCGCCGACGTCCTCGACTCGCAGCCCGGCGCCCGCGACGCGGCATCGGTGGCCAAGGAGATGCGGGCTGCGCTGACCGACCTGAAGACGATGGCCGACGCCGTGCCGGAGGAGGCTGACCCGATCGATGAACTCAGCCGGCGCAAGGCTGCTCGGCAGTCAGGAGCCCACGTACCGCAGCGTTCCGCCGGGAGCGGTGGACGGGTGGGGTGACGAGGCCGTCGATCTGCTCGCGTCAGTCGGGATGCATCTCGACGACGGGCAGGCCGCGCAGGTCCGTGACTGCGTCGCCATTCGCGATGACGGCCGGTGGCTGGCGTCCGAGGTCGTCGACATCGAACCCAGGCAGAACGGCAAGGGTGTCGTCCTCGAGGCGCGGGCGCTGGCCGGGCCGCTGCTGATCGGCGAGCCTCTGGTGGTGTGGACGGCACACGAGTTCAAGACCGCGCTGAAAGCGTTCGAGCGGGTCCGCGCCTACTTCGACAACTTCGATCACCTCCGCAAGCGAGTGAAGACGATCCGCAGCTCGACGCACTCGACGGAGATCATCCTCAAGGGCGGCGGCCGGGTGCCCGTCGGCGCGACGATCGCATGGCTCGCCCGCTCAGGCGGTTCCGGCCGGGGCTTCGCCGAGGTGTCGCCGCTGATCCTGGACGAGGCGTTCGCGCTCACCGAGGAGCAGATCGCGGCGATCATGTATTCGACGCGGGCGGCCCCGAACCCGCAGGTCCTGTACGCGTCGAGCGCACCCCTGAAGACGAGCGACGTGCTGCGCAACGTGTGCTTGCGTGGTCGCAAGAGCGCGCGTGCACCGAAGCCCATGCGCGGGTTCATCTACTACGAGTGGTGCTCGACCGGCGAGTATCACACGCTGTTCAAGCTGGTCGAGCAGAACAAAGCCCTCGACGACGATGAGGCTGAGACGCCCGCCGGCCGGGAGTTGCGGGCGCGGCTGTTCGAGAAGGTCGCAGAGTCGAACCGTGCGTTCGGGACGCGCGTTGTCGAAGAGTCGGTGATCCGTGAGCTGCGGGTCAATGCCGTTGAGCAGTTCCTCCGCGAGGGCCTCGGCGTGTTCTCCGAACTGGAGACCGGCGCCGAGATCGACGCCGAACGGTGGAAGAACCTCGGCGACCCGGAGTCACGCCGTGAAGGCGATGTGGCCCTGGCCGTCGACATCTCCCCGGAACGGGACTGGGCGGCGATCGGCCTGTACGGCCACCGCGCCGACGACCTCGGCCACGCCCAGCTCGTCTACTACGGTCCGGTCGCCGGCCTGCTCGACAAGCTCGTCGAGTTCCGCGACGCCCTCGACCCGGTCGCGATCGGCATGGCCCGCGGTACGCACGCGAGCCTGAAGGAAGACCTCAAGACCCGCGGCATCATCCGCCCCGAGGACCGCGACGAGGACGACAAGGAGCCCCGCCGCGGCGACCTGGTGGTGCTCGGCGGCACCGACATGGCCGCCGCGTGCGGGCAGATCCTCGACGCCACCCGGCAGTCGACCATCCGGCACGTGCCGGCCAAGCAGCTCGATGCGGCGGTAGCGGTGGCGAAGACACGGCGCACCGGCGAGACGATCGCGTGGGCACGCACCGACCGGGCCGTCGACATCACCGGCCTGGTCGTCATCACCGAAGCGCGATGGTCCCTCTATACCCGGCGCGACGCGAAAACGGTCGAACGGGATTCGGTAGGTGTCTGGTGAGGGGAGGTCACGTGACGGTGCTCGCAGCTCAGATGCGGCCCCGCTGGGATGCCGCCGTGGGGTGGCTCGCCGGCGCAACCGGCACCGCGCTGCGCCTGGCCGGCCGCAGCCTGCCCGGCGTGGCCGGCCCGCTGATCGTGGCGGCCGGACTGTGGATGGTCTACCGCCCGCTCGGCGTCATCTTCGCCGGCGCAGTGGTGTGGGCACTGGATCGGCGGGTCTGACATGCAGACCGGCGCCCTGGTGACACAACGTCCGCCGCGAATGGACGTACGCCCCGAACTCACCACTGAAGACGTCGCCTGGCTCAACAAGCAAATGGCGCTCACCGAAAGCCCGCCGGTTCGATACGCCCGCAGAATGCCGCGACCGCCGGCATGGGGAGTGGTGAGCTACTGATGGGAATCTGGTTCCGCCAGCAGACACCCCGGGAGCAGCGCTACAACGGGTTCTCGATCTCGTCCTGGGCGAACACGGCACCGCCCGCCCCGGCCGGGGCCCGCAACTCGCTGGCCGCACTGACCGCCTCATCCGAGGTGAGCCTGCAGACCGTGGCCATGTGGTCCGCCGTCGACCTGATCTGCTCCCTCGTCAGCGAACTACCGATCGACGTCGTCCGCGGATCGGGCGCCGACAAGAAGACCCTGCCACTGCCGACCTACCTGCAAGACCCCGGCGGCGACGGCTACGGCGTCGAGGACTGGATCTCCCAGCTACTGATGTCGACGCTGCTGCGCGGCAACGTCAACGGCCGGATCCTGTCCTGGTCGCGGGACACCGAAACGGCATGGCCGACACAGATCCAGCTACTGCACCCCGACACCGTGGCCGGCTGGTACGACGACGACGGCAAGCCGACATGGCGGGTCAACGGCGGCGACGCCCCTGCCGGGCAGATGTGGCATCGCCGGTACTACTCGGTGTCCGGCCGGCTGATGGGCCTGTCGCCGGTGCAGCAGCAGGCGGCCACCCTGGGACTCGCCCTGTCGGCGAACCGGTTCGGTCTCGACTGGTTCTCCGAGGGCGCCCACCCCAGCGCGGTCATGCAGTCGAAGTCCCGCAACCTCGGACCGGAAGGCGCGAAGACCGCGAAGGACAGGTTCATGGCGGCGATCCGCGGCCGCGAACCGGTGGTCATCGACGGCGACTGGCAGTACACGCCGATCCAGATCAACCCCGAAGAGTCCCAGTTCCTGGAGACCAACAAGTTCTCGCAGGCGCAGGTGGCGCGGATCTTCGGGCCGGGCGTGGCCGAGATCCTCGGCTACGAATCCGGCGGATCGCTCACCTACTCCACCGTCGAGGGACGGTCGCAGCACCTGCTGGTGTACGCGCTCAACAAGTGGATGCGCCGGGTCGAACGGATCCTGACGCAGATGCTGCCCCGCGGTCAGGTCGCCCGCCTCAACCGCTCTGCCCTGCTGGAGCCGACCGTGCTCGACCGGTGGCGCGTCTACCAGATGCAACTGTCCACCAAGGCCCGGTCGATCAACGAGGTCCGCGACGACGAGGACTGGGCGCCGGTGCCGTGGGGCAAAGAGCCGGCCGCCGCGCCGACACCGATGGTCCTGTCCGCCAACCCGGCACCGGCTGACGACCCGAAAGACGGAGGCACGCAGTGAGTGACAAGGCGCAGCGGGCCACCCGCGGCGGTACCGAACGGCGCGCCTACCCGGTGCGCCTGGAAGTACGCGCGGCCGAAACCGGCGTGTCCACCGTCGAGGGATACGCGTCGGTCACCGAGGCCCCGTACGAGATGTACGACTTCCTCGGTTCCTACACCGAGGTCATCCGCCGCGGCGCGTTCGCCAAGACCCTCGCCGAGAACCCGCAGGTGCAGCTGCTCCTCAACCACGGCGGCCTGTCCATGGCCTACACCCGCGCCGGGACGTTGCGACTGTCGGAAGACTCGACCGGGCTGCACATCGCCGCCGACCTCAACACGACCCGCAGCGACGTTCGCGACATGGTCACCGCGCTGTCCGACGGTGCCGTTGACGAGATGAGTTTCGCGTTCCGCGTGCCGGCCGGCAAGTCGCAGTGGTCCCCGGACTACGACCAGCGCGACATCCTCGAGGTCGACATGCACCGCGGTGACGTCTCGGTGGTCAACTTCGGCGCGAACCCGGCTACGGCTGCCGCGGTCCGTGCCCAAGACCTCGACCAGATGGACGAGGCCGCGGCCCGGGAGTTGTACGAGCGGCTCGGCCGCCGACTCACACCTTCACCGTCTCGGCTCCACGAGCTGGAGCTGTTCGAAGCCGAGCTGAACTTTCTCGGCTGACTGCCCGCACCGACTAGCCGGGCCGCGAGCCGGAGCCCCTACCGGGCCACCACTCGTCGGCACCACTCGCGCGTGAAGCGGGCGCGACCCACCACCAAACGACAAGCGAAAGGGGAACCTCCGTGCTGGAGTTCCTTCGCCAGCAGCTCGCGCAGCTGCTGGAGCGTCGGGCCGCGCTGCGCGCCGAACTCGACGGCGTCACCACCGGCGCCCGTTCGGCGAACCGCGACCTGACCGACGACGAGCGGGCCCGCCTCAACGCGGGCACCGAAGAGCTGCGGACGATCAACTCCCGCGAGGACGAGGTCAACGCCCAGATCCGCGACGCCGAGGAGACCGAGCGCCGCGAGCAGGCGGCAGCCACCGCCCGGTCCGCCACCGGGCAGACCGGCGAGCGCCGCACCGGCGGCGCCGTGGTCACCAGCGAGCCGCAGGTCTACGGCCGCGGCTCCGGCCAGTCGTACTTCCACGACCTGGCGAAGGCGCAGCTGCGCAACGACACGGCGGCCGCGGACCGGCTGCAGCGGCACGGCGCCGAACTGCGGGTGGAGCTGCCCGCCCGGGAACGGCGCCGCGAGGAGCGCGCCCGCACCGAGATGGACCGCATGGGCACCGCCGAACGGTGGAACGAGGAGCAGCGTTCCCACGTGTTCGAGCAGCGCGTCAACCCGAACCGCACCGACGGGCAGGGCGGCTACTTCGTGCCGCCGCTGTGGCTGATGGACGAGTACATCGACCTGCCCCGGTTCGGCCGGCCGATCGCCAACAGCGTGCGGAACCTGGCGCTGCCGTCCGGCACCGACAGCATCAACCTGCCGAAGGTGTCCACCGGCACCGCGACTGCGGCGCAGACCGCCGACGGCGCATCGGTCACCAGCACCGACATGACCGACACCAGCGTCTCCGCGAGCGTCTACACGGTCGCCGGGCAGCAGGACGCGGCCATGCAGCTGCTCGACCAGTCCCCGGCGCCGGGCTTCGACCAGATCATCTTCTCCGACCTGCTCGCCGACATGGCGGTCCGGCAGGACGTGTACGTGATCAACGGCTCCGGCAGCAGCGGCCAGCCGACCGGCATCCTCAACGTCTCCAGCCCGAACGCGATCACCTACACCGACGCGTCGCCGACGCTGCCGGAGATGTACGTGCCGTGGATCCAGTCCGTGTCGCAGATCTTCACCAACCGGAAGCGGCCCGCGACGGCGACGTTCGTGCTGCCGAAGATCTGGTACTGGGCGGCGGCGAACCTCGACACCACCAACCGTCCCCTGATCCAGCCGTCGCAGGAGGCGCCGTTCAACCCGATGGCGCTGCAGACCGGCGAGATCTCGGAGGGCCCGGTCGGGAAGCTGACCGTCGGCACCCCGGTGATCCTCGACGGCAACATCCCCGAGACCCTCGGCGGCGGCACCGAGACCCGGATCATCACCCTGCGCACCTCGGACCTGTACCTGTGGGAAGGCGCGATCCAGACCCGCGTCCTCACCGAGGTCCTGTCCGGCACGCTGCAGGTCCGGTTCCAGGTCTACCGGTACGCGGCGTTCATGGGCAACCGGCTCCCGAAGGCGATCTCGATCGTCTCCGGCACCGGCATGATCCCGACCTCCGGCTACTGATCGGCGGCCTGACGATGCCTGATCTCATCGCCGAACTGGCGGGCTACCGCGCCGAGCAGGCGCGGTACGCCCGCGAGGGCCGCACCGACCGGGCCGCAGCGGTCCGCGAACAGGCGGCCAAGGTCGCCGCCACAATCGGCGTCGAAGCCGACAAGCTCGACGCCAAAGCCGGCGGCCACGAGGACGACGGCCAGGACCTGCTCGCCGTGCGGGCCCGGATCGGGGCGAAGCGGCTACGGGCCGCGCTCGCCGACCTGGGCGAGCCGGAGGCCGCCGTCGACGCCACGCCGCGGGAGACCGCGACGCCGAAGAGGGGACGGGCCTGATGCCGCTCGTATCCGGGGGCTACCCCGTCAAGAACCCGCAGTGGGTGTCCAACGGGCAGCCTGCCGTGTTCCGTGAGAGCCTGCCACTCGGCCGGCTCCAGACGACCAGCAACCTCACCGCGCTCACGTCGGGCGTCATGACGTCCGTGGCGATCCCGCTGCAGGCCGGTGACGTCGTCACCAACCTGACGTTCGTGTCCGGTGCGACCGCGGCCGGCACGCCGACGGCGTGGTGGTTCGCCCTCTACGACACGTCGTCTACGCCGGCTCTGCTGCGGCAGACCGCCGACCAGACGACCACGGCGTGGGCGGCGAACACCGTCAAGACGGTGGCCCTGGCTACCACGTACACGGTCCCCACGACCGGCGTGTACTACGCCGCGGTGATGGTCACGGCCACCACGGCGCCGACTCTGGCCGGCCTGACGATCCAGAACGCCGCCACCGCCGGGGCGGTGATCTCCGGCCAGTCGGTTCTCGCGCGCACGTCGGGTTCGTCGCTGACCACCACGGCGCCGTCGACGATCGCCTCGCCGACCACGGTCGCGACCGTTCCGTACTGCGTCGCCACCTGACGCATCCATCGATCGAGGGCCGGGCCGTATCTGCGGTTCGGCCCTCTGCCGTGACAGGAGGTTCGGGTGGCCAACGAATACGCGGCCCTGGCCGAGCTGAAGCGCGCCCGCAAGATCCCACTGTCGGACACCGCCGACGATGCCGCGCTGACCCGGGCGCTGACCCGCGCATCCCGGGCCATCGACAAGCGGACCGGCCGCCGGTTCTGGCTCGACGACTCGGCCACCATTCGTACCGGCGCCACCCGCGGCCAGGTCGTACCGGACGACGGCGACGGCGAACTGCTGATCCTCGCCGACATCGCATCCGTGGCCGGTCTCGTCGTCGAACTGGGCGACGGCGCCACCTGGACCGCGGTAACCAACTACTTCCCCGAGCCCGACAACGCCCTGCTCGACGGGCGGGCAATCACCGGCCTACGCCGCGACCGAGGCATGTGGTGCACCTCGCGCCGGTGGCGGGTCACCGCGGTGTGGGGCTGGCCGGCCGTGCCGGACCCGATCGCCGAGGCCTGCGTGCTGCTGGCGAACCGGCGTTTCGTGCGCCTCTCGTCCCCGGAAGGTGTCGCCGGATGGGGCACCGACGGGGCGATCCGGGTCTCCCGGTTCGACTCTGACGTCGAAGATTTGGTCGCCCCGTACGTCCTGCCCGGATTCGCGTGACGCCATGACCTTCAACCTCGGACTGATCATGGATGAGGTGGCGTCGGTCCTCGGCGGCGTCGACGGCATCGACCGCACGTTCGCGTACCCCGTCGACACCGTCACGCCGCCGGCCGCGATCGTCACCTACCCCAGCGCTCCCGGCATCCGGTACATGCAGACGTACGGCCAGGGCGAGACCTCGATCCCCGACCTCGAAGCGCACCTGATCGCCTACCGCGTCACCGATCGGGTGGCCCGCGACACGGCATCGGCATGGACCGCGAACGCCGGCACCGAATCCGTCGTGGCGCGCCTCGAAGCGCACACGTGGACATCGTGCGACTCGGTCACCGTCACCGGCTCGGAATTCGCCGTGCAGCAGGTCGGGAGCGAGCAGTTCCTCGACGTGATCTTCCATCTCGACATCACCGGACCGGGAGCGTAAGCCGATGGCAACCACGCTGAACACCACCATCACGGCGCAGATCAGCGCCACATACAAGAACCTCCTGGACCTCGGGACTCCGACGGACACGTTCCTGAAGAAGACGTTCATCGAGCTGGCGAACGGCACGTCGGCGGCGAGCGCGGACCTGATGTTCCACGACCAGCGGACCCTGTCTGCGTCCGCCACCGAGAACCTCGACCTCGCAGGCAGCTTGGCCAACCCGCTGACCGGCGCGACGATGACATTCGTCGAGATCCGCGCCGTCCTGATCAGCGCGGCCAGCGGCAACACCAACAACGTCCTGTTCTCGCGGCCGGCCTCCAACGGCGTCACGCTGTTCAGCGCTGCGGGCGACGAGATCAAGGTCCCGCCGGGTGGCGTGTTCATGTGGGCGTGCGGCGCGGACGGTGCGATCGCGGTCACCGCGGGCACCGGGGACATCTTCACCGTCACCAACTCCGGTGCGGGCACGTCGGTGACCTACGACGTCGTCATCCTCGGCACTTCGGCCTGATCGGGAGATAGACCATGGCACGCAAGCACTCCAAGCTGACGGTCATCCTGGTGGCCGGCAACAACATCTCCGCCGACTGCACCGACTCGACGTGTGAGCAGTCGTCCGGCACGGAGGACACCACCACGTACGGCAAGAACGCCGTCGTGAAGGACCCGACCCTGCTCGACGGCGTCTTCTCCTGCGGCGGCAAGTACGACAGCGCCGCAACCGGTCCGCGGGCTGTCCTGAAGCCACTCGTCGGCACCAAGGTCAACGTGAAGTACAGGCCGGAGGGGACCGGTGCCGGGCTGCCGCAGGACAGCTTCGACGTCGTGATCACCAAGTACACCGAGTCCGCGCCCGTCGCCGGCTACCGCCTCTGGACCTTGGAGACGGAATGCTCCGACGTGTGGGACTCGACGGCGCAGGTCTGACGTGGCCCGGCAGGTGAAAAAGGAAGAGCCCGACATGAGCATGTACGCAAGTTTCGACGACCTGATGGCCGTCCCCGCCGCTGATCAGTACGAGCAGTACGCGCTGCCGTCAGGGAAGTTGGTCAAGATCAGGCCACTGACTCGGGCTGAGCATCTATGGATCGGAAAGGGCACCGAGGACGCGGACGAGATTGAGGCGCGGATGATCTCCAAGGCGCTGATCGAGCCGACGTTGACGCTGGATCAGGCCAAGAAGTGGCAGAAGGCCGCGGCTAGCGCCGACGTCTCGGCGATCACGGACAAGATCCGGGACTTGTCCGGGTTCGGGCAGGGCGCCGACAAAAGAGGCCTACGAGCGGTTTGAGAACAACCCCGACGTCGAGTTCGACTTCATGCTCGCTCGCAAGCTCGGATGGCGCTCGGTAGCGGAGATGCGGGCGGGGATGAGCGCGCGCGAGTGGCTGGAGTGGGGCATCTACTTCGCCCGCCAGGCGCAGCAGCGGCAGATGGCGATGGGGGCAGGTGAGACCTGATGGACGAGATCAAAATCCAGGTCGGGGGCCTCACCGCCCTGAACAAGGGCCTCAAGGCGATCGACGCGGGCGCCCCGAAGCAGCTTCGTCTCGCGCTCAACTCCGCCGCGAACATGCTCGTCGACAAGGCCAAGCCGGGCATTCCCGCCGTCACCGGTGCGGCCCGGGGCAGCGTGAAAGCCGCCTCGACGCGAACTTCGGCCAGGGTCAAGGCGGGCGGCGCGCGCGCCCCGCACTTCGCCTGGCTCGACTTCGGTGGCGAGGGCAAGCGCCGCGGGCGCCCGCCGGCCCGCACCTTCATCCCCGGCGGCCGGTACATCTATCCCGTCCTGGCCGACATCAGGCCACAGATCGAGGCGGAACTCAACGCCTCCATCCGGGCCGTGATCGCCGACGCCGGCCTGGAAGAGGGGTAGACGATGGCCGGGAACACCGTAAGCCTCGAATTCGCGGGCGACGCCACCAAGCTTCAGCAGGCGGCGAAGAAGGCTGACGCAGCCCTCACCGAGGTGGGGGACTCGGCGAAGAAGACCGGCCAGGATGCCGGGGACGGGGCGGCGGGAACGTCGCGGCTGACAGACCGGCTCGGGTCGCTGGGCGCTGCCACGTCGGGCGCCACCGACGCCATCGACACCCTCGGCGGTGGCCTGCAGGCCGTTGCCGACATTCAGGACTTCGCCCGTCAGCGGGCCCAGCGCCTCGAGCAGGCTCAGGCGGATGTCGAACAGGCGATGACGGATACGCGTCAGGCCGCGATCGACCTTGAGCAGGCGCAGCGTGACCTGACGCAGTCCAGCCTTGACCTCGGCCAGGCAGAGCTTGATCAGACTCAAGCCGATCAGGATCGCGAACAGGCGATCCTGGACGTGAAGAAGGCCCAGGACGAATACAACAAGGCCGTCAAGGAACACGGTGCGAAGTCCGACGAGGCCAGGCAGGCGGCGCTTGACCTGTCTCAGGCTGAGCAGGACAAGTCCCAGGCGCTGTTGGATTCCAAGCAGGCCACGGCGGACTACAACCAGGCGCTCACTGATCAGAAGCAGGCCACCGAGGACGGCAAGCAGGCGAACATCGACGCCCGGCAGGCGCAGATCGACCTGAACGACGCCCTGCACGAAGCGAACCCGTCAGCGATGCAGGATGTCGCCGATGTGATCGGCGTGGTGACCCCGCTGCTGTCGGCTGTCGTCGGGGTGATGGGGCTGGTGACCGCCGCCCAGTGGCTGTGGAACTCCGCGCTGCTCGCGTCCCCGATTACGTGGATCGTGCTCGGCATCGCCGCCATCATCGCGATCATCGTCGTCATCGCCACCAAGACGACATGGTTCCAGGACCTTTGGCGCGTCACGTGGGGCGGCATCAAGGCGGCGGCGTCGGCCGTCGGATCCTGGTTCTCCGACACCCTGTGGCCGAAGATCCGCGGCGCATGGGAGGCGATCACCGGCGCGGGCAAGAAGGCGTATGAGTGGATGAAGGCCCTTCCCGGTAGGGTCGCATCGGCCTTCTCCGGAATCGGTGAGGCCATCGCCCGGCCCTTCCGTTCGGCGTTCAACGCGGTCGCCAGGGCGTGGAACAGCACCGTCGGCAGCCTCTCCTGGACTGTGCCCGACTGGATCCCCGGCATCGGCGGCAACCACATCTCCGCCCCCCGCCTGTCCACGTTCCATTCCGGCGGCAGGGTGCCCGGCATGCCCGGCCAGGAAGTGCCGATCATGGCGCTCGCGGGCGAGCAGGTTTCGGCCGCCGGTACGGGCGGCCAGGGGGAGCCGATCCGCGTGACGGTGATGATGGATTCACGGGTCCTGGTCGACGCCGTCGCCGATGGTGTCGCGCGGCGTGGCGGGCGTGGCCCGAACGGCGTCCAGTTCGTCCTCGGCGGTGGCCGCGGATGAGCGCCGACGTCAAGTTCGAGATCCAGATCGACGGCACGTGGAGTGACCTCGTCAAGCGCGACCAGGTGCGCGCCGCGCAGTCGATCACGATCAAGCGCTCTGCCGCCGGCATCGGGGAGGCGCCACGACCGGCCTCTGTCGCCGCCCAGCTCGACAACACCTCCGACGATCTGCGGCCGTCGAATCCTGAGAGTCCCATCTACGGGACCGCCGGCGTGGGCACGCAGATCAGGGTGTCCAGGGGCGGCGAGGTTCGCGGATATGTGCAGGCGCAATCGTGGGTGGCGGACGAGACGTCCGACTTCCGTGCCACCCCGAAGCGCGGCGCCGCATGGGTGAACGTGACAGGCGCAGGCCTGCTGCAGCAGGCCATGTCCGGCCCGAAGCTGGAGTCGCCGTTCACCCGGTACGCGAAAGCACGCCCGACGCTGGTCGGGCTCTGGCCGTGCGAAGAGCAGTCAGGCGCCACTGCCCTGGCGAACCTGGTGGCCGGCGGGGCACTCGGGCGCATCTTCGGCAGCCCGACGATCGGCTCGGACGAACGTCCGCTGGGCGCGGAGAGCAGCATCCAGACCACATCCGGGTCGAGCCTCCGCGGAACGTTCTCGGCGTATTCCGGCTCGACATCGTGGCGCATCGGTTTCCAGGCGAAACTCGCCGGGGCCGGACTGACGGCGTCTTATAATCCGATCTTCACGTGGTACGACTCGGCGGGACGCCGGTGGACGTGGGAGATCAACAACGTCAACCATGCGATCCGTGTGCTCGATTCCGACGCCGGGGCAATCTCGTTCGAAGTATTCACCCGCAGTTCGGAGCTGACGGACTGGGGATACTTCAGCATCTACGCCGTGGTTGCCGCGGGAACCCTCACCTACACGGCCGAGGTGTTCACACAGGCATACGGCGGCGAGGGGATCGTCAAAACCTTCTCGTCGACGACGACAGGATCCCTTCGCAACTTCGAACGGCCGGACAACGCCTACACCCTCGACGGGAACTACTGCCAGATCCACGGCCTCGCCGACGCCGGCGACGTCGGATCGGACACCCTGGCATTCCTCGGCCACCAGGACGAGCCCGCCGCATGGCGTTTCGCGCGGCTCATGGAAGAACTCGGCTTCGCATGGTCCTGGGTCGGCGACCCCGACGACTCGATGCCGATGGGCCCCCAGCAGGCCGACACCGTGGGCGAGATCCTGCGCGAGATCCAGGACAGCGAAGACGGGCTGATCTTCGACAAGCGTGACGCGCTGGAGATCGTCATGATGACGAGGGTCGCGCGGATCAACCAGACCGCGATGCCGGTCAACGTCCGTGACCTCACCGCCAGGCCGCGCGAGGTCATCGACTCGGCGATCGCGAACACGGTGACGGCATCGAACCGGCTCGGCGCGGAGTCGGTGGCAGTGGACCTCTCCGGCCCGCTCGGAGTGACCGCCAAGGGCGTGATGGAGGACGAGGCGAAAGTCAACGTCTACCCCGACCGCCTACTCGACCAGCTGGCGAACTGGTACCTGAGGCGCTGGACGGTGAATCAGCCGCGCTACCCGACGGTGAGCGTGAAGCTGAACGCCCTCGACGCCGCCAGGCAGGCACAGCTCAGGGCCCTCGACATCGGAGACGTGATCGAGCTGACGGGAGTGCGCGCCGACACGGTGCGGGTGCACATCGTCGCGATCGACGAAGTGGTCGGCTGGCCGAACGAGCACATCCTGACGTTCACGTGCGAGCCCGACGACCTGTTCAATTCCGGCGTCTACGACACGGCCCGGTACGACTCTTCCTCGACGACCCTTGCCGCGGTGGCCGAGATCGGCCAGACCTCGCTGTCGCTGTCCACCGTGCAGCGCGGCGATGTGTGGTCGACGACGGCCGTCCCGTACCCGATCACCGTGTCCGGCCAGAGGCTCATGGTCACCGCCATGACTGCGGCATCGGGTACCGGCCCGTACACCCAGACCGCCACGGTGACGCCATCGATCAACGGGGTCCGTAAGCGCCTCTCGTTGGGCGCAGAGGTGCATGTCGCGGTTCAGGCTCGCTACGCGCTCGGGGAGGCATGATGGCTGCCGGTGACATCATCTACGCGGCCGATTTCGACCGGCCGTTCTGCCGTCTCGTTCAGCAGTCGGCGCAGTCGATCGGCACGTCGGACACGCCGCTCACGTTCGGCGCGTCCTCGGAGAACTACGACCCTTTCAGCCTGCACGACGAGGTCACGAACAACACGAGGATCACGGTCGACCGGGCCGGTATCTGGCTGGTCAAGGGCACCGTGTTCCTGAGCGCGTCGACAACCCCGACGGCGCTCACCGCAACGATCTCGGTCAACGGTGCCGTGCAGCCGGCCCGGTCGAGGTCCAAGCCAGCCGCGACGAACGTGAGCATGTCGCAGGAGGTAACCGAAATCCTGTCGCTCGCCCTCGGTGACTACCTCGAGTTGCTCGGCACGTCGACCGGCGGGGCCGTCAACTCCAACGTCGGCGGATCGTTCGCGTCGACGCTCATGGCCCGCTACCTCGGCCCCTCGTAGAAAGGATCGCCATGCGCGTTCTCTGGCTGCCCACCGTCCTGCGTGCGGCTGGCCTGACGGTGCACGAGGTGGCCGGCTGGAAGACCCGCGGCGCCGACAGCTTCGGCCCGGTCCGGGGTATCACCTGCCACCACACGGCCGGGTCGCGGACGTCGTCGGACGCTGGCGAGATCGGCGTTCTCGTCAACGGCCGGCCCGGCCTGTCCGGCCCGATTGCCCAGCTGTACCTGTCGCGCACCGGCGACTGGCATGTGGTGGCGTCCGGCCACTGCAACCACAACCTCGTCGGCTGGGCCGGCCCCAACGAGGGCTACGGCAACGACAGCCTGCTGGGGGTCGAGGCGCAGCACGCCGACGGTGAGCCGTGGACGGACCGGCAGTACGACAGCTACGTGCGCGGCGTGGCCGCCCTGGTGCGGCATGAGGCGTCCGGGTGGGACGTCACCGTCGCCCGGGTCGCCGGCCACAAGGAACACCAGCCGGGCGCGAAGAGCGACCCGAGTTTCGACATGACCGCGTTCCGGACGCGGGTCCGCGCGGAGATCGACGGATGGGAGGACGGCGGCATGCTGATCCGCAAGGGTGACACAGGCGAAGAGGTCAAGTTCTGGCAGTACGTCCTCGGTGACGTCGGCTACAGCCCCGGCGAGGTGGACGGGGACTACGGCGCCAAGACCGAGGCGGCCGTCAACGCGCACCGCAAATCGCTGGGCCAGGGCGCCCTGACGTACATCTCCGGCTATCACGGGTTCGCGCTGCTGCGGGCCATGATGGACCGGCGTGCGGGCAAGCCGGGCCCGGCAGGGGCCTCAGGTCCGCAGGGGCCGGTGGGCCTGAAGGGTGACCGGGGTCCGGTTGGCCCGGCGGGTGTCCTGTCCGGCGAGCTGGCCGTGACCGGTGGCCGCCTCACCGTCGAGGCCTCCGGCGCGAATGAGTGAGCGAGCGCAACACCCCAACGCCGCCAGCCACCCCTGGCCGATGGACCCTCGTGCGGGATATCGCGTCGTGGGTGCTGGGCTGGGCGCTGATCGGCTACGAAGTGCTGCTCCAAGACCAGATTCGCGAGCCGGTGCTGCTGCTCGCCGGGGCGGTAGTCGGGGTACCGGGTCTGGCGCTGGGCGCGTCGTCGGTCGCGGAAGCGGTGCGGTCCCGCGCTGGTACGCCTGGACCGTCCGGGTCATCTCCGGTGGCTCCGTCGCCGCCGTCGCCGCCATCATCCTGATCTCGCGGGGGCTGGGGTGACAGGCCGGATCGAGTCCCTCACTGATCTTCGCCCCGGCGACATCATGTTCGGCCCGATCGGCGGCCTGGTCCCCGGCCTGGTTCCGGTCGGCGTCGGGCAGCTGCTGCTCGGCGAGGTGTTCCGGGCGGGTCGCCTGTCGGTCCGGCACGTCGGCATCGTCGTCGAGGCCAGCCAGCACCTACCGCCCGGAACGATCTACAAGGGCCAGACGTACGAGACCGGTGTCATCACCGCGCCCCGGCTGGTCCAGGCGATGCCCGGCGGCGCGGAGGAGATCGAGCTGCGGACCGGCACGCACT